AGATACGAACTTGTAATAAATGAAAAAGAACTGCCAGCACTAAAAGAAAGATTATTCGAACGAGCTAAAAAAATGCGTGATGTATTTGCATTTAGTGAAGACGAAATACGAAGTGAGACTGGATATGAAAGTATAGGCGATGAAGGTAATCAAATATATAAACCTGCAAACTGGATACCTGCCGGGGATGATGATTACACTGACGATATTATAAGACGTGAATCAAATTTGGAAGATGAAAATGACTGAACGTGAGTTTGTAAAAAAGCAAAGAAATAAAGTTTTCAATCTTAAGATGGGGTTAGAGAAAACAATGATTGTTGATCTTAAGAAATATTTTGCTGAACAAAAACGCAAAGTGAGAGCTGGGAAAGATATAGATACAATCACACCTGTATTGCAAAAGCATTATTTAAGAATAGTAAGAACTTTAACAGGAAAACAAATCAAACAGGATATTCCTCAAGAGGTTATAGATTTTATTGCGAATAAGGCAGATATACAGGCGGATGAAATTGATGATACTACAAGGAAAGAAATTGGACAATCAATTGAGTTGGCAAGGCAATCATTACAAGATGAGGGCATAACAGATTACACCCAGGAAACATTATTGCTTATAGCAAGTAAGATATTTATACGAAAAAGCAAACGCCGAGTTGGAACTATTAGCAACACAGAAACTCAGGAAAATGCAGAGGGGATAAGAAACATCTTAGCGTTAGCAAGTTTGAAAGAATTAGAAACGGCAATTGCAGAAAATGACATTGCAAAGATAAGTGAGATATATCAGGAAAAACCAAGCTACACCGCATATAAGGTCAGACAACTAATAGGTGTTGAGGAAGCTGCTGTATTGTTTGCATTAATAGCAACAGCAAAAAAAGAATGGGAAACAATGGGCGATAGTAAGGTTAGGGTAAACCCATTTAACCACCAGGCTGCAAACGGGCAACAGGTAGGAATCACAGAACCATTTATAGTATCAGGACAACTATTAAAATATCCCGGAGATATGAGTCTTGGTGCAAGTATTGGAAATGTAGTTAATTGCAGATGTCTTTCAGTGTATTTGTAGAAAGTTATTGACAGGTTGTTGACAAATAGCTTAGAATATAAAAAGGAGTTTAAACATGAACGAAAAAGATTATATGTTAATCCCATTACAGATAAAAGCTATAGAAAAGAAAACTGATGATATGGGTGATGAATACGCATATATTAGCGGTTATGCCTCATTTTATAATAATATAGATTTGGGAAAAGACAGAGTAAAACCAGGATTTTTTACAGACGATTTAAAAAAACGAGGTAACCAACGACCGGCGTTATGGCAACATAGGACTACAGAACCGGTGGGAGTTAATTTTTATACTGACACAGAGCAAGGGCTAATGTTTGAAGCAAAATTACCAACTGATGATACATTTGTAACAGGAAGGGTATTGCCACAGGTAAAAGTTGGGTCTATACAGGGAGCTTCGATTGGATATTGTACTATTGAAGAATATTATAACACACAAGACAAATGTAGAGATTTGATTAAAGGAACCATAGAAGAATCAAGTTTTGTTACATTTCCAATGAATGAAAAAGCCTGTATTTTTTCAGTAAGAAAATATATAAAATCAACAGAAAGAAAAAGCACGGATAAGTATATATGTGAATTTGCTAATAATCTTGGAATATGTGAAGATATTGAAAGCAAGACCGTACCAGCATATAAAAACTATGATCTAATGTCAGTTGATACAAAATGGGATAAAGGAAAAGCTGTAAATCAAATTAAAACGCAGACAAACTCAAGCGAAAAACCAAGCAACACATATAAAAACGGGTTTATGTATTTTAATCCAGATGAAGAGGATAATTACGGCGGATACAAATTGCCTTACGTATATGTAGAAGGTGGAAAAATAAAAGCAGTACCCAAAGCTATATTTGCTATAGCAGCAGCATTAAGCGGTGCAAGAGGCGGAGTTAATATACCAGATGCGGATAAATCAAAGATAAAATCACAATTGAACAAATATTATGAAAAAATGGACAGAGAACCACCATTTAAAAATGATAAAACATTTGTTGATATAGACACAATAAAAGCATTTGAAAAAAGAGACTATGAAAAATTATTTCAAAAAGATAATGATATTATTCTTAGTAATTCAGCGGAAAAATATATTATTGATCGGATTGTTCACGGAAAGAATGATGAGGCGGTCAAAGAAAATAATATGTCTGATGAATTAAAAGAATTAAATAATATATTAGATGGGATAAAATGAAAGGAGAATATAATGTCTGAGGAAATTAAATTTACAGAAGACGACAAACAATCAATGAATGAGATTGTTACAAAAACAAGAGAACTTGCTAAAAAATATGGGGTTGATTCAGCAGAATATAAAAGATATGTTGATGAATCAGATGTGAAAATGAAAACCCTTGATGAAAAAAACGAAGAAATAGTAGCTAAACTGGCAGAGGAAGAAAAAAAGAATGAAGAATTAAAAAATAGAATTCAACATCTTGAAACTATTGCCAGCACAGCTAATGTGACACCACATCAACCAAGCATTAAAGACACAGAAGATGTAATGAACGCAATGTTAAAAAATCAATGGACTAAATTTATTGCCAAAGATGAGAATATTGTAAAGGCACAAAATGTAATAAATAGCATTGCAAAATTTGAATATCAATTTGTAGATGGCGGCGAGAAAATGAATCAAATTGTACAGAATATAAAAGCAACCCCTGATTTGTTACGTTCAGATATTGGAGAGTTGGGAGGATATTTATGTGCTCCAGAATATTCAAACGAACTTAATAAAAATATGATTGAGTACTCACCTCTAAGACAATATGCAAGAATTAAAACAACAGGATCAAAAATCTACAAAGAAGCAGCAAGAGTAGGGATTCCAGTAGCAACAAGGCCAGGAGAAGCCAGAACTGGAGGAAAATCAACCTCAACACATGCAATGGATGATTACACACCAGTAAGATTAACAAACACTACCCCGATAACTACGGATGAACTGTTATTTAATAATTACAATTTGGCAAATGAGCTAATGATTGATAATTCCGAGGCGTTTGCAGTAAAAGAAGCTCAAGAATTTTTTAATGGTTCTGGTGTAGAAGAAGGACTAGGATTTACAGTCGATCCAAATGTGCCTCAGTATGAAACACTTACAACGACATTAGAATTTTCAGACCTTATTAGAATAATGGGAGAATTAAAATCAGGGTATAATGCACTTTTTATGTTTAATAGAAGAACATTGGCATATTTAAGATTATTAGAAGACGGTGCAGGAAGATTTATTTGGAACGGTCCGTTTGGAGATGGAGCTGCCGGGCCGGCAGCTACAATTAATGGTATTAGGTATTCAAGCGCTTTTATTGAATTTGACGACCCCGATGTATCAGGCGGATATCCTATTTTACTTGCTGATATGTTTAGGTTTTATCAAATTGTTGATAGGACAGAAATGACTATAATTAGGGATGAATATTCCAGGAAGCTAGAAGGCATTGTGGAATTTACATTTAATAAGTGGTGTGTCGGAAAACCAAAAATTAAAGAAGCCGGTATCAGAATGAAAAGAAAGGCATAAGGGGGAAAATATGAATCAAGAAAAATTTAGTGATAGCAAACCTGTATTAGTTTATGCAGCTGCGGCTTTAACCGGCCCTGGTGATAATTTCGGAGCTAGTATTGATACACAATATTATAATAGCCTAACAGCTATAATTGCATTAACTATTACAACCGGTGAGGTAGCAAGCATAACCTGGCAGGAGTCAAGCGATAATAACGTAAGCGATGCATGGGCAGATATTGAAACACAAGAAAATTTATATTATCCAGATGATTTCCCACTGACAGGAGCAGCAAGTTTTCTCGTACATGCAGGCTGTGTAGCAAAAGAAAGATATGTTAGACTGAAAATTGTTACAACAGGGACTGTAAGTATTGCACTTGATAGTGCCTATGGATTATTGCAAGACTCATTAACAAAACCGATGGTAAAAGAATCATCCGTATTAGCAGACTCTGATGTAATCAGTCCTGATGTGACAGGAGATGCGAATACTACACCACCGAAAAGGAGTTAATCAATGAAAGGGTATTTTACAGATAATGGAAAATACAGAATAGGAAAAGATGTTATTGATGTAACTAATGAAGACGTTAAGAAAAAAACGGTTTATAATGTTGAAGATAAGCAAGCACAGTATTTTTTAGATGCTGGTAAATTCTGTGTGGAAGGACAGCACCTGAGAGCGGAAGTAAAAAAAGAAACTTCAAAAAAACCAGATGACAAAAAAGAATAATTAAAAAATGAAGGGGAAATATGTATAGCATTAGTCCAAACATAACAAAAATAATCTCCGTTAGCAATGAGCTTATTGTCTCAGTTCAGGAGTGTGGGCAATGGTTAAATCTTTCCCCTTCTGCTATTATTATGCAAAATGATCTTATCCAAAATTTAATAATAACAGTTACAGAAATTATCGAGAGATATACCTGGATTAGTTTAAGAAGAAAAACATTTGAGGCTTATTATAGTCTACCAAATGGATATTTTGGGTCTTTTATAAATGGTAATCTTAGGCTAGAACTGCAAAGATCACCCATAATTGATATTACAGATGTGACTAAAATTGAGTATCTAGCTGATGATATATGGAATGAGTTTGACAGGGGATCAATGACAATTGATGGATTGTATGTAAAAACATCTGAAAAAATAGAACAAAGAGCATGGGCTAGTGTAAGGTTTCGAGAATGCGTGCCTTATGAAGACCGATGCAATGCATATAAGATAAGGATCACATTTAACGCAGGGTATGAACCAACTGAACTAGAAACAGCATATAAAATACCCTCGGTATTCAAAACAGCTATTAAAAAAATAGTAGCTTATCATTATACAAACAGAGGCGATTGCGAAAGCGCATGTAAATTGAACGGATTTCCAGTGCCATGTGATGTTAAAGGGATGCTGGATCAATTAAGCATAGCAAACACTATAATCGGAACAGAATACAACTCAATTGACGAAGGGTGTTGTTATGACTAGATGTACAAAAACTATATTTAGCAGGACAATATTATGCGCTGGTACTATGACAGATTATATTATGATAAAATCACGAGTCCAGCAAGGGTCTGGAGTTGACGAAACTGACATCAGTCATACATTTACAAACATAGCTAATTATATGGGATATTTGGAGGATAGAAATCCAGTACAACGATTTGATGGAATTGTGATTGGTGATAATGTAACACACATTATATATATTCCATATGAGCAGGAAGTGTATGAACTGGATAAAAATACTATATTTATAGAGGTAGAGAGTACAAGGAATAAATATTATAAACCATTAAGCATGATTGAATATAATGAACAATATTTAGCGTTTTATTGTATGGAAACAGGATTTACAGATTTAGTGGCGGCAGAGGGATGATAAAAGTAGTAAGAGGCAAACGATTTATTGATGAAATACAGTTTGGAAAACTAAAACAAATACACGATTTGAATATACGAAATGCTTTTGCAGAATATGGAAAGGATGTCAAGGGAAAGTTGTTTGAAACAATCACAACTGGATCAAGAACAGGCAGGGTATATAGATTTAGGGGAGCAGAGCATATAGCAAGTGCACCAGGAGAACCACCAGCAAACCGTGGCGGGAGACTAGCAGGAAGTTTTAAATATAAAACTAGACAAATTGAATTGATAATTTATAGTGGTCTAAATTATGCATTTTTTCTTGAGGAAGGAACTGTAAGAATGAAACCAAGATCATATTTTGAAAAAACAAACGTAGAAAATAGCTATAAACTATATAGGATGTTAAATGACCTACGCGCCTAAAAATATATTGTTACATCTAAAAAGATGGTTGCCACAATTTATAAATTCATTTACGGACGAAACTCCAGTAAGTGCCGAGATTGTAGCTGGTACACCACAAATATTAAGAGTAACACAGAATAATCACGGAAAACAAGCCGGGCAATCTGTATTATTCGCAGGAGCTTTGATTGATAACGGAATAAACTCTGTCAGTCTTGATAGCGGTATATTAACATTTACAACGAATGCGCCTCATGATTTAACAGTAGATTTTTCGACAGTAGAGTTAAGAGGATTTACAGACACTTCGTTTAATGTATGTTTTGAGTTGTCAGGAGTCCCAAGCAACGATACGTTTGAAATACTTAATGACACACTACCTATTTTGAATGGCAATGAAGTATTGAGAGAAAATTGGAGCATGGGGTTAAATGAAACATTTGTAATAGATTCAGCGACAACAAATACATATGATATATTGCTTACAGGGAAACCGGAGTTTGATATATTATCATTGCCACAAATAAATGTAATTAGCAATTTTAGAATGGGTATTGTTGACGACATAAAACGGCTAGAGGAAATATACACAAAAAATGCGCCTTTAAATTTCTGGTTATATGTGATCATGGAAGACGTAACGGCGAGTAAAGACAGAAATCTATTTAATGATGCAATTCGAGCAGACACAGCACAAACAGACCAGAGAATATTAAATCTGGGAAGGTTTTCTATAGTTGTTATAATACCGGTGACAGGACAAATAAGCGCTAAAGATGCTGTGAATATATGTTATGATGAAATATACACAGCTATGCTAAAGGCATTATCAGGAGAAACTTTTGCAGCTGAGGAAGC